GAGGGGATCGTCCGCGTTGCAGCGGAGGAGGTCGGACACGGTGACCCCGATAGCCTTGTCGAGACGCTACATGCTCACTACCGCGCGGCAGGCAAGCCACCGTGGCTAGAGGACGACGGCGACGAGCATAGCGACGAGGACGAGAAGCCCAAGTCTAAGAAGGATAAGAAGAAGGACAAGAAGGACAAGGGCGAGGATTCAGATGACGATGAGGGGGATGACTCGCTTGAGTTTGCGGCCAAGACCGCTGGTGTTGCCCCTTTTGTTCAAGCAGCACTCGTTGAGCCCGCTAGCGGTAGCGGCGAGGACAATCTCACTGAGCACGAGCATCAACTGATCCGCGAAGGGCGAGGTAAGATAGGGCCGAATGGTATTTTCCAGTTGGTCAACCCCGACATGCACACTCCTCCGGACAAGGAGTCAAAGACTGCCGCTCCCGCTGGTAACACGGGTCTAGCCGGACCTTCACCGAAGATGGACAAGAAGCGCTGGACGCCTAAGAGTGTTCAGCCTATCGACGTTCCGAGCGAGCGCCATCCTACCATTCAGAAGGACGTTACAGAGGTCATCCCGAAAAACAACGAGGGACCTCCGGGCGACGCGCATAACATTGATGAGATTTGGTCTTGGACGACCACCGAGGAGCTACCTACGGGCACGGGCTTGGATGGTGCTGGTTTCGCAGATAACAACCAGGACATGGCTCCTCACACGAAAACCTTTGGTGATGGCGGACAGACTGATCCCGTCAAATCAGAGTCCTTGGAGGCATAATGCCTCAGAGCTTTGACAAAGCCGCCCGCGACGAATGGCTCGCAAAAGGTAAATACCACATGGCGGATGCGCTTGCTGAACCGGCAATGCACAACCCGGACCTCCTTGTACCTCCAACCAACAAGAATCCGCAGACGCTTCCCTGCACACAGTGCGGAGCGGCGCTTGCTCCGTTTGTGGTTGAGCACCGTTTGAACTGCCCGCACTGCGGAGGCAAACAGGAGCCTATCCGCTGGGAGGGCGTCATGGGTTCACACACGGCTGCCCCTATTTTCCAGGAGCAATTCGTTCCTCCTGCGCAGGAGTACTCTCACCCTAACGATCGCCAGCCTCCCTCACCCGTAGGCTGGGGAGGCATGCAGGCTTGTCACAACTGCGGCCACGGCATGGTGACTTTCGAGGGTCAGCGCGGTGCGGTATGTCCAAACTGCGGCAACGAGGAGCCGATCATGGCTCACCAAGCTGATGCGTCAATGCCACCGCAGGGAGCCCCAGTAGAGCCCAAAGAGACAGCCCTCCCGTATAACCCGAGCGCATACGAAGGTGAAGTTGAGGGTATGCACCCCGCCGCACAGTACACGTACCAGCGCGCCGTAGCACAGGGCGCAGCACCGCAGGCAGCGATGGCAGCCGCTCAGGAAAAACAGGGGGAAATGATGAAACGCACTCAAGAAGGGCAGAACACAGAGGGCGTACAAATCCCTGTTATCAGCAAGACGGCAGCGGATGACACGGACTCATCAACCACCTGCAAGGATTGTGGAAAGCCGATGAACCCGGTCGAAGCGATGGTATCTGAGACTCATGGGGTTTGCGGAGATTGCACTCGTCGCAAACAAAAAGAGGTCACAGGAAGCCTCGACAGGGACGGGTTCGTTTCGCCATCCACCATTGAGCGCGTTTCACACCTTCTATCATAGAGGGCTATGGAGCTTTGCACGCGCTGTGGAGAAAAACCGCAGCACTCTTCTGGGCTTTGTCATCGCTGCTACACCAAAGGGTGGCGAAAAACCATGAAGGGACGCGCGTATCGCAAAACGTCAGTGTTCAAAGCTGGACGAAAGCGATACGATCGTAAACGGTGGGAAGAGCGTCCCGAGGTCGTTCGTGTGTACTTGCGGAGGCGCGATCATCGTAGGCGCTCTGCGATAGGCGTCTACACCGAGCTACAACTAGCCGCTCGCGCAGCTTTCTATGGTTGGCGCTGCTATTTGTGTGGTTGTGATTGGGCGTCTCTATCATCGTGGTGCAAAACTTGGGATCATGTGATTCCTCTTAGTCGTGGCGGAACGAATTGGCCATCCAATATGCGACCGGCATGTCGAAAATGCAATATCCGTAAGAGCGACCTGGTATAGTGAGTCTCTGTGTGGGCTCCAACTGAGCCCCTATCAAAGAGATAATATACATGGCGGACTACGATCAGCAACGATTGGATGCAGAGTTGGCGCGCTTGCGCCACAACGGCCTAGTTCTGCCTCGTCATTCGGGGCGAGCAGCACAATCGTATGGTGAGGCAGTAACACAAACGCGCGCCCTTCACAAGGCCGCTGGCGTCAGTCTAGACAATCTCTCCTACAGCGTGGGCAAAGCGGTCACCGCTGACAACCTACATTCGCCAGAGGTTCAGCGGATGCTCAAAGAGAACCAGGCCAAGATTCAGGCTATGGACTCGAAACGCACTCTATCGCGTCGCATGCAGCGCACGTCGGCTAGCATTAGTCCTACCGGCACAGATGCACAGAACGCGATCCCGCGCTTCTACGACCCGCTTGAGTACTGGGACCTCTCAGGGCTACCGTGGAACGTCGCAGACGAGGGACACCGCCACAAGCTTCACAAGTGGTTGCGCCTCTACTACGCGACTCACTACCTCGTTCCGACGCTGATCGACATCTTCACGCGCTTCCCGTTGATCGGCATGGAGTTCGAATGTAAGGATCACGCGCTCACGGACATCTACGAGGAGATTTTCATGCGCAACCTCAGCTACGACGAGTTCTTCGTCTCGCTGGGGCGCGAGTACTGGTGTGTAGGCGAGGCGTTCCCTCTCGGCTCATTTGATGAGGACCTTGGCGTCTGGGAGCACGAGGAGTTGATCAACCCCGAGGATGTGGTGATCGACAACTTCCCGTTCCTCAACACGCAGCAGTTGAAGATCGTCCCGCCCGACTATCTGCGCCGCATCGCTCAGACCAAGAGCCCTGCGCGCGAGTGGTACTTGCTCCAGGAGCAGTACGCCGACCTCATCCCGTACCTGCTCAAGGGCGAGCACATCCCGATCTCCCCAGTCATGATTCGCCAGGTAGCGAACAAGATGAACAACTGGGACGACCACGGGACCCCGATCCTGCTCCGTGGTCTGCGCACCCTGCTCTACGAGGAAAAGCTTCTCGCTTCACAGGAAGCTATCGCCGAGCGCTTGTACTCACCGTTGATCCTAGCCAAGCTTGGAATCATGGATATGGGCGAGGGACTCCCTCCGTGGATTCCGACACCCGCCGAGCTTGAGTCAGTACGTGACGATCTCGACATCGCACTCGCGTCTGACTTCCGCTTGATGGTTCACCACTTTGGTCTTGACATTACATCTGTCTTCGGGCGCGAGCAGATGCCTCGTCTTGGTGACGACTTCGATCGCATCGAGCGTCGCATCATGCAGGTGTTCGGCGTCAACCCGTCTCTCCTCTCCGCAGGTTCGAACTCACAGCCTTACGCTTCGAGCGCCCTTCAGGCCGAGTTCATGAACCAAATCCTCAAGACCTTCCAGAACATGCTCAAGGCCCACTACCGCGAGCGCGCTCTGATTGTCGCCGAGGCGCAGGGTCACCAGGACTACGAAAAAAAGGGCCAGACGCGCGTGCCGATCTTCGAGCGCGTTGTTGTCTACGACGAGGAAGGTAACAAGAGCGTCAAGGAGGTTCCCAAGCTCCTCGTGCCGGACCTCACCTTTGCCACATTCGACTTGCGCGACGAGGCGACCGAGCGTCAGTTCCTCATGGAGCTACGTCAGATGGGCGTACCGCTTCCGAACTCTGATCTGCTCATTGGTGTGGATTGGAAGTACAAGGACAAGATCGCCGAGTACAACACTGAGTTGAAGGAGCAGACCATCGCGCAGCAACAGGCGAAGATGGAGACTTACTACGCGCTCACCGTCAAAGGTCTGCCTGTTCCGCTCGATCTCAAGGCCGAGTGTGAGTCGGTCCTACTCCACGGTCCAGGTTCCGGCGGAGGAGCCCCACAGGGGGCTACACAGGGCGCTGGCGGGGCTCCGGGAGGGATGGGAGGCCCGCCGCCCCCAGGAGGCCCAGGAGCAGGTCCAGGAGGCGGAGGAATAGTCATGCCGCCAGCACCCCCAGGACTAGGCTCAGGACCCGGCACAGCGCCTCCAGGAGGAGGACCGCCGCCAGCATCACCTATGCAGCCTGGACCGCCTGGCAGCGTACCACAGGTGAGCAATGAGCGTCGCCCTGGCCTGACCTATAACACATCTAACGATGGCACGTCACGCCTGAGCGTGGCAGAGGGCTCACAGATCGACAAGTTCTTGGATGAGTATCCAGACCTTGGCGTGCCTTTCGTAGACTACCTATCGGACAACTACCGGGGCAAGGACCTGGCGAAAATTTCGCGCAAAGCGCTCAATGACCTTTATGCTAAATGGCCCAAGCATGCCTCTACCTACCAGCAGCGCGTCGCGGATGAAGTCGCTGCTAGACTAGCGGCGTCCGCGCAGGAGATAGAGGAGGTTGCTACACTGGCAGAGCCGGAAGAGGAGTTCGTTCTAAAGTCCAATCAAACGCTCAAGAAGAAGGCCAGTGGCGAGGAGTACATCGTAGAGGTACCGAATAAGAAGCAAGTCAAAATCGAGGAAGGCAAGAAGTATTCGATGATCGACTCGCTAGCATTGCAAACGAAACCGAACGAGGATGAAGACTCAAGTGAGTAACCAAATGCAAAGCCAAAGTCCGCTTGACCTAGAGCCGATTGCTGGCTTCATCAAAGACTTGATTGGTAAAGGCGAGACTAACGCTGGTGTGGTGAAGTCTCTATGGGCATCGAAGCACCGATTTGAAACCACCGAGAAGTCGATTCGTCGCTTCCGCAAACGTCACGGTCTAGAGGTCAACAACAAAGCCGCTCACGCAGGCTACAAGATCACTGGGGACGAGGGCGAGGTTACCTCTTCCGCTCACAGGAAGAATCCGATGGACGATCCGGATGCAATGCTCCGCGAGCGCGGTCTTGATCCAGAGGAGTGGATCATCGAGAGCGCGACGATCAACGAGTGGGATGGACCGAGCGCCGAAGAGGGCATGGTCACCTACCACCAGGCGAAGCTCAACCTCCGCCGCAAGCGCCCTGAGTTGCAACTGATTCCTGCACGTTCGGATGGATGGGTCGCACCTGAGCGCAGCAAAGCTTCAACCAAGGGGACCAAACTCGTTGTGGTCATGGGTGACCAACAGGCTCCCTTCTACGACGAGAAGCTTCACTATCTCTCATGCGCGTGGCTCGAAGAGAACGAACCTGACGAGATCGCACTGCTTGGTGACACTGTAGACTACCCGGAGATCAGCCGCCACCGTCTGGACCCGGAGAACACAGCTACGGTCAACGAGTGTACTCAGAGCGGTTACGACTTGCTACGCGGTATCCGTAGGGCAGCGCCGAAGGCTCGCATCCGCAAGCTCGCCGGTAACCACGACGAGCGCTTGCGTAACATTCTGCTCGACAAGCCGTCGATGCAGCCGCTTTATGGAGCAAAGCAAGCTGATTCGCCGGAGAGTGCAGGGGCAGTCGCTCTAGGACTACCATTCTTGCTTCGCTTGGACGAGCTAGGTATTGAGTACATAAGCCCCGACG